CTCGTCGAGACGTGGAAGGACAATCTCAACTGCCCGGCAACCAACTCGAAATACGAGCCGCTGGGCGCCGACGGCGACACCGAAGACGGCCTGAATCCTCACGCCGCCCTGGTCGACGAGGTCCACGCCCACAAGACCCGCGCGATCCTCGACGTGCTCGACACGGCGTTCGGCTCGCGAGACCAGCCGCTGATGATTATGATCACGACGGCCGGCAACGACACGACGAGCGTCTGCTACGAAAAGCACGAGTACGGTCGCGGCGTGCTCGGGGCGGTCGACCCGGACGCCGCCGCGTTCGACGATGCGTGGTTCGTTTTCATCGCCGGGCTCGACGAAGGCGACGACTGGCGCGACGAAAGCGTATGGGGCAAGGCAAATCCGAATCTCGGCGTGTCGGTCAAGATCGACTTTCTCCGCGAGCAAGTCCAGAAGGCCAAGGAATCGCCGCGCTATCAGAACACCGTCCGGCAGAAGCTGCTCAATCAGTGGGTCGAGCAGGCCGTCCGCTGGCTCGACATGGATACCTGGGACCGGTGCCGCGGCGTGATTGTCCGCCGCGAGCTGCACAAGGCGGTTTGCTGCGGCGGGCTCGACGCGGCGACGAAGCTCGACCTGACGGCGCTCTGCTGGGTCTTCAAGATCGAGGAGATCTATAAGCTGCTGTGGCGGTTCTGGATCCCCGAAGATACGGCCGCCGAGCGCGAGGAGAAGGACCGCGTGCCCTATCGCCACTGGGCGGAACGCGGGTTCGTCGAGCTGACCCCCGGCAACGTGACCGATTACCGCTACATCGAGCAGCGGATCCAGGAGGATGCTGAGCGGTACCTGGTCAAGCAAGTGGCCTTCGATCCGTGGAACCTGACGCAGACGGCGACCAACCTCGACGGCTACGGGATCCCGATGGTCGAGTTCGGCCAGACGATCCGCAACTTCAACGAGCCGAGCCAGGAGTTCGAGCGGCTGCTGATCGCCGGCGAGATTCAGCACGGCAACCACCCGGTCGCCACGTGGAACGCCGGCAACGTCGCCGTGCGAACGGATCCGAGCGGAAACATTCGGCCGGTGAAGCCGGAACACAAGGACCCCAAGAAGATCGACGGGATCGTGGCCGCGATCATGGGCCTGGCCGGCTGGCTCGACGGCGACGACGGCCAATCGGTGTACGACCGGCGCGACCCTTTGGAGCTTGAATTCTGATGTATGAAACCGACCTACTCGCCGGCTGCGGTTCGATCGATTGCCTGGCCACGCCGGCCGCTACGGCCTCCGAGCAGCGAGCGCTAGCCACCGATTCAAAACATCCGGGCGATCCGGCCCTGCTCGATCTGCTGGGCCTGGGCCGCGAGACGGCCGCCGGCGAGATGGTCGACGAGCAGACGGCGCTGACGTGTGCGGCCGTGTTCGCCGCGGTCCGCGTGTTGGCCGAGACGGTGGCGTTCCTGCCGTGGAAGGTCTACCGCCGGCTGCCGGACCGAGGGAAAGAAGAGGCGATCGATCATCCGCTCTACCGCGTGCTGCACGACGTGCCCAATGGGGAGATGGCGGCGTACAACTTCCGCGAGACGCTGCAGGCCCACCTGGCGACCTGGGGCAACGCTTACGCCGAGATCCAGCGGACGCGCAGCGGTAAGATCCACGCGCTCTGGCCGATCAAGCCGCATCGCGTCCGCCCGAAACGACTCGACACCGGGCAGCTCGTCTACGAGGTCGACCAGCCCCGCGGCGGCCAGAAGACGCTCAGGCGTCGCGACATGTTTCATATCGCGGGCCTCGGCTACGACGGCATTGTCGGCTACTCGCCGATCTCCTTGCAGAAGGAGGCGATCGGCCGCGCGATGGGGGCCGACCGGTTCGCCGCCGAAGCGACCACCAACTCGCCCACTCCCTCGGGGTTTCTGGAGCATCCCGGCACGCTGGGCGAAAAGGCGCAAGAGCGATGGAACACCGCGATGAAGAAGCGAGCCGCCCACGGCGGCCGTCATCGCGTGCTGTTGCTCGAGGAGGGAATGAAGTTCGCCTCCTCGATGATGAAGCCGCAAGACGTGCAGATGATCCAGACGCGGCGATTCAACATCGAGGACATCGCGCGGATCTACCGCATCCCGCCAAGTCTGCTGCAGGACCTCACGCGCGGCACGTTTTCCAATATCACCGAGCTGGGCCGGCAGTTCATCCGATTCACGATGAGTTCGTGGCTCTGCCGCTGGTGCGGCGCTGCCAACGCGCAGCTCCTCGATTCGAGCGAATACTTCTGCGAGTTCACGCTCGACGCCTTCCTGCAGGCCGATCCGAAGACCCGCTCCGAGGTCTATCGCAACCACAACGGCATGGGGGTGTACACGATCAACGAGATCCGCGCGAAGGAGAACATGAACCCGATCGGCCCCGAGGGCGATCGCCGGTTCGTCCCGCTGAACATGGTCCCGCTCGAGCACGTCGACGACATCTACGGCGACCAGGCGGCTGACGACCAGGTCGACGACGACGCGACCGACGACCAGGCAGGAGACGACGAACCGAGCCAGCGGGACGATCGCCACGTTGCGATATGGAAGCAAATGCGATCGGTATGCAAGCGGCAGTATCGCCACCTCTTCCGCGACGCGGCACGACGGACGTTACGACGAGGTGAGAATGCAGTCTGTGGCGCAGCGAAGAGACACCTGCAGCGAGCGGAGCCCAACCATGAGGCGTTCGATACATGGGCCGCCAGCTTCGCCGACAAACACGAAACGTATTTGCGCAATGCCTGGCAGCCCGTAATCGACGCCTACGCGAGCACGATGGCCGCGATCCAGGCCGGCTCGATCGACCTGGCAGGCGAGCCATCGGCCCGCTTTCGCGAGGCTCTTCTGCGTTTCGCCGACGGCTTGGCTCGCAATCACTGCAATCGCATGATCCGCAGGCTTCCGGGGCCGGAGCCCGGGGTCAATCGATATGTGGTGATCGCGCATTGCGTCAGTGGCTGGGACGCCTCTGAGTGGTGCGAGCGGGTGATGGACCAATTATCCGCCCTCGTCACCCGTCACACGTGTGCCGACGCCGGCGGCTACGACCCCGACGATCCGACCCTGCCGACCGAAGACGACGAAGGCCGCGACGGCTGGTTGCAGCCGCGTTCGGTCTCCGATGATCCCGACGACCCAACCTTACCAAGCGAGGATGAAGATGAGTACGACGATGATCCCGGGGAAGCGTCAACTTGAGCGGCGGATCTTCCCGGCCCGCGAACTCCGCGTCGACGACAGCGAGTCCGACGAGAGCAACGAGCCGAAGATCGTCGGCTATGCCGCGGTGTTCAATCAGCGGACCGAGTTGTGGACGGACCACTTTGAGGAGATCCTCCCCGGCGCGTTCGAGGAATCGCTCAAGGCCGACGACATCCGCGCGCTGTTCAACCACGACGTGAACTACGTCCTCGGGCGAAACAAGGCCAAGACGCTTCGGCTGTCGGAAGACGAGCACGGCCTGGCGATCGAGATCGACCCGCCCGACACGCAGCTCGGCCGTGATACGGTGGTACTGATCCGCCGCGGCGACATCTCGCAAATGTCGATCGGCTTCTGGGTGCTCGACGAAGAGTACAAGAAGGAAGACGGCAAGCGGATCCGGATCATCAGCAAGGCGAAGCTCTTCGATGTCTCGCCGGTCACTGCCGCGGCCTACCCGACGACCGAGGTCAGTGTGCGGATGAACCTGTCGCTGCAGCGCTCGATCGAAGCCTCGTTCGCCGCCTGGGAGCAGGAGCAACAGCCGCGGACCTCGATCGCGACGGCCCGCCGGCGGCTCGATCTGCGGATGCGGCAAGCGGGTATTTCGCGCGAAATGACGGATTGAAGATTGATGATTAGCGATTGTTGAGTGGCGAAGGAAGGGTCCGAATCCTCGGCCTTCAGCAATCGGCAATCAGCAATCAGCAATCGTCAATCTCCCCGCGCGGCCCAAAAATCCCGCCCACGGCCGGCCGATCCTCCGCTAGATTGAACGGCTCGAACAGAAGAGAGGGCACACCGGCCGCGGCCAGGGGCCCGGGCTGCAAGCAGCGTCCGGCGATCGGTGTGTGACAGTGAGCGAAGCGACCCGGCAAGCCGGGCGTGGACCACTCGCAGAACCCAGCCAAGGGTCTGCCGGCAGTCCGCGCCCGGCTTGTTTTGTTGGGGGCGCCCGGTGGGCCGGTGAGAAACAGAGGAATCGACCATGCCCACCATTCAGGAACTGTGCGACAAGCGCGCGACGGCCTTCGAGCAGATGA